ATGAAACGTAATTTTATCAGTAAAAGAGGCGCAACAGCTACCGCTAAAGACCGACAGCCTCACGATGTCCAACAAATTCCACGTAACTATACACTGGCCGAAGCGTTAATGATATTTATTCGCGCTAAAGAGGCCGAGGGATTGCGTCCGAGAACAATTAAGCAGTATAGCGAACATATTGAATATATGCTGAATTGGCTCGACCGTGATTCAACTTCCATAGATATTAGCGAAATTACTCCGCAGCTAATACGTCAATACATAAATTACCTAAAAAATGATAAGCCGCGCTATGAGGGCGTTGAGGGTCGCGAGGATGGAAGAAAAGGACTGGCGATCAATACAATTAATATTCGAATAAGAACTTTACGAACAATGTGCAACTTTTGGTATATGGAAGGAATGTCCGTCAAGAACGCGATGGCAAACATAAAGCCCGTTGTTGGCGATCAAACAGAAGAAGTGCCGGGCCTATCTGACGATGAAGTCGATCGCATATTAGCGAGCTATAACGAGAGACAATTCGCAGAATGGCGAGACAAGGTACTTATATTGTTATTACTCGATACGGGGCTTCGTATTAATGAGGCACTATCCCTAACTGACGAGCAAATAGATTTTCGGCTATTAAGCGTTTATGTGCCCTCGCAAATCGCCAAGAATCGCCGTATGCGCGAGATACCTATAAGTCGGGAAGTTGCTAAGAAGTTGCGAGAATTGCGCGATGAGTCCTCGCAGTATTTCGGAGAGACAGGCTTTATATTCCTAAGTGCATATGGAGAACCTTTGACGCCAGACGCTTTCAGAAGGCGCCTAAATCGGCGTAAGAAACGTTTAGGAATGGAGAGGTTAAGTCCGCATATGTTCCGACATACATTCTGCCGTAATTACATTCTAAACGGAGGAGACATTTTTACTTTGCAGAGAATAGTAGATCATGCCGACATAAAGACTACTCGAAAATATATTCAGATGGACAATCAACACGTCCGTTATCAGCATAATAAATTCTCGCCAGTAAAGCGCTTATTCAAAAGATATTAAAAATAAAAAAAAGTCCTCCGACAAGAATATCGGAAGACAAGACACACAACCCGCGCCAACGGGCCATAAATAAAGAACTAATTACCGTTAGTATATCGCAAAAAATCCGCGAATGCAACGCTTATTTAAGTGTGAATTGTCTATCGAACGTATATTCCCGTCTAGAGGGCGCCCATTAAAGGAGCCTATCGAAAATGAAATATCTATCCGACTATCAAACATTTGAGAATAAGCAGCAACTAAACGAAGCTGTCAGCGATCATCTAAGCAGCCATACATACGATCTAAACGACACGGCCCGCGATGTCTTACTAATGCTGGCGCGTTACAGTGTAAAGTTTCCTGGCGTGGCTCATCTTAAAACGGCTACCATTGCGGACTCTATTGGCAAGTCAGGCCGCACTATTCGGCGAGCCATCGCTTCACTAGTCGATCTAGGCATCGTCGAGAAAATACCTTTCATGCGTGAGGTATCCGGAGGCTATGGCGCTAATCTTTATCGCATTATGCCTTACGATGTCCAGTCGAATATGTCCACTCGCGAGGATGTCGTCGAGACTACGCGGGCAAGCAAGGAGACTGTCGAAAATGAGAACGAACCTATTATCTCTTTAAATCTAAATAATATTATAAATAATACGTATTTAGACGAGCCTAAGCCGTTCTATGCTCGATTTAAGGCGTTCATTCACTCGACTATTGGCGAAGGCAGCCAGCCGCTAATCAGTCGCCTATATGGCGTCTATTTAAGCCACAGCAAGCCGTTATTAGCCGGCAATGCCTTCGATAAGGGATCAGTGGAGCACATCGGATTCCAAGCGCTTAAAACGGCGGTCATGGCTACGAAAAACAAACGTATAAAGAACCTTGCGGGCTATTTTAACGGCGTATTAGATCGAATGCTGGACAAGCTATACTTCGGGGAAATGGATGGGGTAGGAGGATTACATGCTATGTAATTATCGAAAATTTATAGGTTATTCATGGTAAAATTAATATGGTTATATATAACTAAATAAAAAGGAGATGTTTGTATGGGGGATTTTGCGTATCTATTATTTTTAATCGGGTTAGGCTCGTTTGTTGTTGCGATTGTATTTTTTGCGAGACATAAGCCGAAAAGGTTAATAGGTTTGGCTGGATTAATTGGCGTATTATTTATCGCTATTGCTTCGCCCACTATTTCTAAGGATGTCGACGAACAGGAAAAGATAGATCAGGCAGCTGCGGAGGAGAAAAAGAGGGTTGAAGCCGAGGAAAAGAAGGCGAAGGAAGAAGCCGAAAAGAACGCGCCTATCGATGAGAAAATAACGAAGGTTATCTATGATACACTTGGAAAAAAGACGAACAACAAGAAAGATCGAATACATAAAATCGTAGTCAGTGGAAACGTGGCCAACGTATGGCTAAATGCGGACGAAAACTTAACTAACAATATGACGAAAAAAGGCATGTGGATTGATTCGCTCAAAGGGCTAGAAGAACTCGCTAAATTTGAGGATTTGGAGATAATTTCGTTTGTCTGGATGTATACTTTCGTTGACAAGTACGGAGAAGATTCGGAAGGCAAGATTATGTCGCTCGATTTTCCGCGCGATGTAATCGACAAAATAAACTTCGATAAAGTCGATTATAATAACGCGCCGGATATCGCGGAGAATTATTGGGAACATAACGCATTAAGTGAGTAAGCAAAAACGAGGCTCCTTCGCGGGGGCCTCTACTTGAACATGCGCTTGAATAGCGAGAATATATCGAATGTGGTCAGAAGTTATCGCGTTCCTTCTTTATCTGTTCGTAATCTTCCGGAGTAACTTCGATATATTCCGTTACCGTCTCCGGCTCTCTTTCCGATAAATGTTCGACTTCTTCCTCGAGTCGTTCGCGCTGGCTGCGTTCGATATCCGCTTGGCGTTCGGCTTGCTTCGCCCTTCCCTCAAGCTCAGCAATGCGATCCCGATATTCCTTTAATGTAGCGATGTCGCCCGCGAGCACTTCCGACTTGGCTTGCGCCTTTTCGGGCGAGGATTCTGCGGAGGGCTTGGCGATTTCGTACGTAAGGGATACGGGAAGGTCTTCGATCCTCTCAATCTCGGAAACTTCGTGCAAATTTAGCACAAGGTCGAATCGGTCGATAAGGTTATAGACCGTCCGCTTTTTCCATCCGAGATATGTGTACCACTTTTCGAATACTCCTTCGTACTTACTTCCTTGTTTCGCCAACTCCGTCTGTGCTTCCTTTAACTCTCTCCCTAACTCCGTATAAGCCTTTCCGACAATCTCTCGCATGTTCGATTCTTTCCTCCGAAGGAAGTCCGCCGTCTGTCCGTCCACTTGCTTATAATCGAATGCCTGCGATGAACCACCGCCTTTGATTTCGTTTGTCACGCCGCGCCGCCTGCCGTTGTTCCGAGCTTGCCCGCGGATACTAGGCGCTGGAGTTGCGGGATGAGGTCGTGGAGTTTTAGGATTCGTTCGGTTGAACGCCTATTCTCGCCTATCGTTTCCGCTACATCATTTATCGTTTTGCCTCCGCCACTTTGTCGTACCCTATCATGTTGATTAGTTCCGTTCTTAACGCCCCAATACTCCCGCAAGAAATTCGCAATCCTACTTTTCTTAATCGGATCGGTTTCCGCTTGTCCTCGTCTCTCGACGTTCTCCGCGATTAGCAAATATTCCGCTTCATCTTCGTCAACGTCGAGCATTTGATACGGTACTTTCTCCATTCCGAGATCGCGGGCGATGCGCAAACGTTGGTGTCCGCTGATTAATGATGCAACGGCTGTAAAGTCGCTGAATTTGACGCTATATAAGAAGGAATGCGTTACTGCTTTAGCGAGATGCAGCGACATAATGCAACGGATATGATTTCGATATAGTTCGATTATCAGCTTTTGCGCTCGCCGCGGAAGGCCTTTGAAAACTCGAGGGGTTAGCTTGTCCGGTAGCGAAAATGTGCGCTTATAATGAAAGAACGCGTTTAGCCTATCGGACAACTTCGGACACGGTAGCTGATTAACCAGCCGAAAGGCGTTTCCGCGTGGCTTACCTAACGCTTTGATCGAGTGCTTAATCTGAACCTATTACGCTGCTTTACGTCCTTAATCACCTATATATAAGTTATTAGGTTCAAAAACCAACATCGAGCGTCTTTTAAGTATACTTTTACGGACTGCTCGAATCTAAACGGAAAGCGTCCGAATACTATACGCTAATTAAATATAAACGTCTGTATAATAGAGATTGACCTTTAAGAACGACTGCGATATACTTAGCTTATAATCAAACGTAAAGGGGCGTTTACTATGGCGAGAGTATACGGATATATTCGAGTATCATCGAAGGATCAGAACGAGGATAGGCAACGTTATAAGATGGAGCAGAAAGGCGTTGATGAGCGTTTTCTGTTCGTCGATAAGGCCAGCGGCAAGGACTTCGAGAGGCCGGAATATAAGCTGCTAAGACGCGTTATCAATAAAGGCGACCTTATCTATATGGACGCGCTCGACCGTCTAGGTCGCAATTATGACGAGGTGCTGGCCGAATGGAAATACATAACGCGGGAAGTAGGCGCTGACATCGTGCTGCTCGAGAATGAGGCGCTATTCGATAGCCGTAAGTTTAAGCAAATGAATATAGACGGAACAAATTACGGTTTATTAATGGAGGATCAGTTCTTGTCGCTATTATCGTTCGTTGCCGACCAAGAGCGTAAGAAGATACGGCAGAGACAGGCGGAGGGCATCGAGGCAGCCAAGCGTAGAGGGAAACATATCGGAAGGCCTCGCATTGCTTACGAGACGCTGGACGATGAGCAGCGCGCTACATTCCTTCGAGAATATAAACGTTGGAAGAAAGGAGAACAAACTGCTGTTCAATCGTTCAAAAATGCAAACTTTACGAAGTCAACATGGTATAAGATCGTTAATGAATACGAGAAGGCAGTCGCGAAGTAAAGCGTCTGTCTTTATTTGCGCTTAAAGTAGTCTGAATTGTGTGCCCCCGGGGTAGTATTCTGACAATTCATTCGCCAGGCGGGTCTTAATTGCGGACAAAAATTTTTCACTTCGGGGGTTAAGCGTCATCCTGTCCGCACAATATCGATTCTATATATTAAAAAAGCCTAGCACGCTACCGTTTTTCAGTATTGGAACGCCTTTCGCCTGTATTCGGTAGCGATTCGCCTACAACTCCGAAAAAGGCACGCAAGAGCCTAGTTTTTTATGTACTCGTATAGATCATCGACTTTGACGCCCAACAACTCCGCCAGCACAAACGCCTTATCCATCGGAATAAAGGAATGGCCCGTTTCATAATTGCGCAGCTGTCGATAGTTTATACCTAACTTCTCCGCGACAAAAGACTTCCGTAATCCTCTATCTTCGATTAGCTTTCCGATATTTGATCTAAGTTCCACTACGCATCACCTAAAGTATTTAATTCGATCATGGCCGCTTTTTCTCCTTTGCGCAATTAAATTTCATTTTATATGCAATATAATTACATATCGAGCATAGGCTAATAACATGAAAGCAAAACAGTTGCTAAACGCTCTCGACACGTTATCTACCGTTTAACCTAACCGCACTTAAGCAGGCAATAGAGGCGACATAGTACGGAAAGTCTATTCTGTTAAGAGTGAGGCGGAAGCCGAACGGTGGAGGGGTTGGGGAGCGCGAGGGGAAGGGGAACCAAAGGAGTGAGCGAATATGATCGGAATTGATTGGCTATTTATCGGAGGAGCAACGTCGGTGGTCGGCGTTGCTTTAATCGAAAAGCTCGCGGAAGAGTATGGCTTCGGATGGCTCGGCTGCATATTAAGATTAATCGTCCATGTGGCAAGTATAGGAGCAGGCTTTTATTTATTCGACATTATCGCAGAGGTGTTTTTATGAGCGTATGGCAGAAGTTAAGCGCAAGAAGAAAGCTGATTAAGTCGTTCAAATCTGCGGGTCTCTATCTTACTATCGGAGATAATCGAATCTATCCGAGGATTCATTCAGTAAAGTTGACCGAGCAAGCCACCGAATATGTTTTTACGCTACCGAACGGACTTGATCCCGCGATTATAAAGAAGAATCACTTCGCGTTTGTCCAGCACTTCGGAAAAGGTATCGAGCTTGAAGGCGAATATAAACGCTTTACGTTGTCGATAAAGGCACGAAAGCCGGCGACATTGCCTTATGACTTCGAAGCAATTAAGCCGCACGTTAGCGCTTATAAGCTCGGAATCATCTGCGGGATCGTCCGGTGCGGCCAGTATAAAGCATTCGATATGACAAAGCAGCCACATATATTAATAGCCGGCGAAACTGGATCGGGCAAATCTTCGCAGCTACGTTCAGTATTGACGACACTTATTAAAACCAAGAAGTCGTCCGAACTCGAATTATATCTCGGAGATTGCAAAAAATCGGAGTTTCATCTATTTAGGAAGGTAGAACATGTCAAATGCGTTCACAGCAGGCCGGAGGATATTCGATCCATGCTCACGCATATTAAGCGCGAACTGGACGAACGGAGCGACTTAACGGAAGTTTTCGAGGTAGGTCATGTCGATGAGTTGCCGGCGGAACATAGGCGCCCTTATATCGTCGTGTGTATTGATGAGTTTGTAATGCTGCGGAAAGATGAGGACATTATGGAGATATTGACGGAGATAGTCGCCATTGGCCGGACTCTGGGCGTATTTGCTATACTTTCGATGCAGAGGCCTTCCGCGAAGATATTAGATACCTCGATTAGAGCGAATCTAACTGTAAGCATGGGCTTCAAACTGCGCGATGCTACCGAGAGTAAGATCGTCAATACGCCTAATGCTCATTTAATCGAAGATAGCGGACATTTCATAATGAATAGCGACAAGAATTATGGCCTGCAGGCGCCTTATTTGACGATGGAGAGGGCGAAGGAACTGTTGAATCCTTTTATGATTTCTAAAGAAGTAAAGACGCGGGAAATAAGGGAAATAATGACGGAAAAGGACGTGTTTCTCGATGTTAACTAAGCGAGACAAGGAGATAATTGCTGATTTGAATAGGTTTCGAGTAATGGATCGTGACTCTATCGCTGATATACACTTTAGTTCGCTAAAGAATCCGAGGCAGGCGGCTAATAACGTACTGCTTCGATTGCTACGAGATGGGCAGATACAGCGATCGACAGCCTTTATTCCTTACGTTTACTTCGGTCCGGACGTATCAATGAAGAAAAACAGCGCCAAGATCGGACATTTCCTCGCCATTGTCGAAGTATATAAGGAGTTGCGGAGGCTGGGACGGCTGGATTCGTTTCTAGTCGAGCCTAAATACGGGAAAAAGGGCGCAGCAGAGCCGGACATATATTGCGAGTATAGAAAGACGCCGTTCTTTATCGAGGTGCAAAGAACTCTATATTCAGAACGACAAATGTGCGATAAAATGAATAGATACAAAGAATTATATTCCGAAAATATACTTAATCCATTTCCACACGTTCTTATTTTGTCGGATCAACGTTATGCGGTCGATGGTAGCTATCCATTCCGAGTATTTCAAGCGGAAACATTCAGCGGATTTATTGATTCGCTAAATAAAGGACATCGGACCGTAACTAAGCCGATCTCGGACGGAATTAGGGTGAAAATCGGATAAAAGGAGAAAAGTTATGCGAAGAATTACGTTAAGGTTAACAGATTACGACAGTGTATCGGGCGAAGATTGGTTCTTAGATTATCCCGCGTATCTAATATCGCCAACAGTGATTATATATTCGGATGATCTAGGAATTTATTTCCGATATTACGATGAACCGATCAACGATGATACACAAGTAATACTCATGAGAAAGGATTCCGCGAGAGAAGAAGCATTACTCGGCGATATTCCCGAAATAAATATCGATGATTTACCGAATTTAACTATCGCGAAGCTGGCGATTCTACTAAAAGGAGGAGCAAAGTAATGAAAAAATACGAGTATAAGACGATAAAATTCAACCGTAAAGGAGTATTTAAGTCGAAATTTGGTCCGGATGAGGAATTAAACAAGCTGGGCGCAGAGGGATGGAAAGTAGTCACGACATATACTGCGGGTGTTGGCGTTGGCAGTTCCGATGAGTTGTTCTTTACATTGATGCGCGAAGTTGAATAGACAAAAAAAAGGCGACCTCTATTGCGATAATAGGGTCGCTTTTCACGTATATCGCGTCAAAAAAATTCGCAATAAAAAGTTTCACTTCGCTTCGGGTAATTTATTTATTCTTCGTCGTTCACTAATAGAAGTACCTCGTCGATACCAACGTTTAGTGTTTCGCAAACTCTCGCTAATGTATCGCGTTGGTATCGTTCAGTTTCGTCGTTATATAGTCGGCGCAGCGTTTCAAATGGTAGGCCCGTTTCTTTCGCGAATTGTCGAATCGATTTATCCCCTAGTAACGTTTTTAAGTTTGATTTAATCTTCATTACTAACACTCCTTTTTGTATTCTTTACTTATCTTATACGTATATGACTAAAAAAAGTAGTCAAAAAACTATTGACAACGTTTTGTAGTCGGTGTAATATGTAATTAATGACAACGTAACGTAGTCAAAAAGGAGGTCATCGAAAATGGAACTCATAACGGTACTTTTTGCCATGTTAGGCAGTTTTGCAATCGGACTATTCGCAGGCTTTGCTAACACTAAGGAGGCCGGCAAGTAATGGACGAAATCATAAACGAGCTTAAACAGCATTTATACGCCAGGGCCGATCAGCTCCGAACTAATCTCGACGATGAAGAAAACAAGCGCGATTGCTTGGCGCTAATTGAGGCGGTCAATATCCTCGAGCAGCGGGCATACGGCCGCATGATAACGACATTATTCAGTATTATATAAAAATATCGGAGGTAATTAGGATGAGAGAAGTTTTAATCGATTTAAACAAGTATTTTGCGGAGGTTGCAGTAACGGAGGAGCAATGGACGGACATCGACGGCAGTGTGATTGTGGATCGATTTAAGGAGCTTAAATTGGCGGAAGGCTTAACGCTGACATTAGCCGATGACGGCTCGGCCACTGTCTCAATAGAGTCCGAGGACATTTCGTTCACATGGGACGCTGAAGCAGCGGAACTATTCGAACGATTTAGAGAGCTAAAGGTTGTCGATATGTTCGGATTGATTCAGCGCAAACGCTGGGGAACGGCATAAACTTTTCCGCCGAAATTTTAAACTCAAGGGGTTCGATGATGCGCGGGAACTGGCAATTCCTTTTTGGCGGCGCGGAGAACAGACGTAAGAGGACGCGGCCTGTCGGCTGGCAATCGATAAGGTATTGGCCCGCGTGATAATCGGATTTGAAGGCGTGCGGCAACACGCTAAGGCTCGGCCGATTGGCGACGGCAGAGCGATAAAGTTGGGGCGATCGGTGGCGCGGTCGTCTTTTCAATTATCGGAATATTACGTGTTCGGGGTTTTGTGGTGCAATTTTGCCTTAGATTTTGGTTATAAGTAGTATAGGGCGAAAAACTTACTCGTGAAAGTGTGCGGATTGCTTTTTGTTTGTATATAAGAATGTGAGGGCGGAATTAAAAATATTTTCGCGGAAATGTCCCAAAAACAGAAATTGTTTTGGTTATAAGTAGTAAGAGGGCGAAAAACTTACCAGTAAAAGATGCGGAATTGTCCCATTAGCGATGTCACTCGAAGGCATCATAAGTAAGAGGGTTTGGAAAAGAGGTGATGATTCGTCCGAAAATAACCTCGTAAGACAGCAGAAATAATGTTTGTCGAAAAATATTTTTTTAAGCGTGAGTCGTTGGCGGACAAGGGATTTGATGGATTGGTAAAAATTAGGATGTCCCATCTGAGGGTGCGGCTGTACCCTACGTAAGTAAGGAAGACTTTTTTCGTAACTAAAATATAGAAACTAAAAGGAGAAGATGAAAAGTGAAAAAACAATTCGTACTAGGTCAAGAGGTAGTAATCAAAGGCAGATACGTAATCAATCCGGTTAGTCCTGCGGAAGTGGACGTAGTAGAGGCGCGCATTAAGGAAACAGGCGAGCCAGAAGCCAGCGAGAAGTACAGCGTCGAGAAATTCGAATGTGATAAGTCCGGTATTATCGCCGGTGTTCGTAGCATCGTAGGTGGCCGTATTCATTATCTTGATCATAACGGACAAGTAGTGACGAAAACTACTCGACAGCCCGCCTACTTAGTAGCGACCGATATGCGCGGATTATGTTATGTCCCTGTCGATATGGTAACGGATAGTCACGGATTGAAAGATGAAATCGAAGAACTCAAACGAGAAAATTACGAGCTTAAATTTGACCTTCATTTAGCGACCGATTGCATCTCGCACTTAGAGGAAAAGTTGGAAGAGTACACAGATTTATTTGATGATGACCTAGACGATGAACTGGACGAATTAGAGGACGAGCTAGTTAACGTATGACGGGTCGGTACTGGCCGGCTCTCACCCTACTAAAATATGAAAAGGAGATGTTGAATTATGTCTATTGTTAGTATTAACAGAAAAACTACAGAAAAAATAATTAGAGCGACTATGGAGAAACTCGGAATTCCAAAAGCTATTTTCGCTTTAGAACCTACACTAAAACCAATGTTATTAATGGCTGGTGAATTTGTAAAGTGTACTGAATATCTTGAATCCGGGCTTTATTCGAAGGAATCCTCTCTTCAAGAACTTGAAAGAATCCGAAATGAATTGTCCGGATTGCTAGAAAACCATGAGGAAGATTTCCGAGATTGGATGATGGACTTTATGAACGAAACTATTTCCGAAGTTGAAAGGATAAATTAGGGAGGTCGGAACGATGAATCAAAAATGTATTCGCTCATTACGCATCGCCCGCGAACTAATGCGCCGTGGCTTCCGTCCAATTGACGCGGAGCCCGCTCGCAAGTCGCCCGGCTTCATCGTCTTTATTTTCCGAGATTCGGACGAGTTGAACGCAGCGCTGGACGAGATTATGAGCGAGCCTATATCGGGAATTGTCAACAATTCAAGAGATTAAAACCTTAAAACATACCGGTCGGACAAGTCCTCCCGGAACGAGTCAAGTACCTTCGATATTATCGATTATATAAATTTTCGAAGGTTTTAAGAAGCGTAGATTCCGACAGTTGAGGGAATGGTTTTTATTCCCGAAACTGGCGGTAGGTTTTAATGATTGTAAACAATCTACGGAAACAGGCGTCCTAGTTATCTATTTTTCGGAGGTTTTAGGTTTACGGAGTATAGGAAGATAAAGATACAATTTCTCTAATAATGAGGTAAAAAACGTCTAAAAGCCTTGCGCCCCAACGGATACAGCCGTTTTGGTCAACGTGATAAAAAGGTTACGTATCTCGGCTGAAACGTGATAAAAAGGTTACGTATTTTTTTTACTAGCACACAAATGAAGAATAGTCAATAAGAAATCTAGCGGAAAAGGAGCTACTAAACTATGCAGCCAACGAAAGAAGAAAACGCAGTACAACGCGCGCTATATCGTTTTTGGTATGAATACTATCGAAAGCCGCTATCGCAAGAAAAGCGGAATCAATTAGCGGAAGACTTCGCGGACAAATGGCTCGATCCTACAAAAATTAAAATAGATAAAACTTTCATTGTTCATCCGGAAACCAAGAAGAAAATAAAACAGCGCACTTGTACAGTGCAAGAAGTTCTTGCGGACTTCATTCTTCGGGTAAATCATTTCGACGAGAGAAAAGAAGAGTATCCAATTAAGAATCAAGAGATCAGTATACAAGATAGAATGGAACGCCAAAAAAGGGAATTATCGATCCTTTTGCAGAGTGAATACGATAAGGCAGTAGCAGAAGCTAAGGAGAAGGGAATAGCGTACCGTAAGCCTCCATATTCAGTTGATGAATATCGCTTTAATACAGAATCTCCGGTCGAATATGCCGTATTCTCAACGGAATCATTGGACGTCAAAAAATATAGGGAGGAATTAAAAAATATATTGGAGTATCCGGAATATTGGGCGGCCACATTATCGAAGAAATACGGCTATGACGAGGCGGAAACTCTGAAACGGATCAAGGCGCTAAAGCTCGAGCGCGTCAAAGAGTGTCGAGTGTGCGGAAGTGGTTTCTATGCCCACGATATGAGGCGCCAAGTATGCGATCAACAGCACGGAATAGATTCGGAGGGCAAGCGGTCGGAGCGTTCAATGTGTGAGATTATCGACAAACATAATTTTAATATAGAATATTATGAAAATTCAGTATTTAAATCTTAAAAAGTCCATTATATAATAGAAGGGCAATTAAGCCCACTATTTTTAATTCACTAAAAAGAAGGAAAGGAGCATAAAACGATGAATGTAGAAACATTCAAAGCAATTCGATTATATCTCGAGAAAAACCAACAGGAGTTTGCGGAGTTTCTCGGTGTTGCTAATTCCACAGTTGCCGGAATTGAGGCGGGAAATCGACCTATTTCAGACCAAGTTCGCGCACGAGTTGCCCGTAAGTTTTCAGTTGATGCGGAGTTCATCGAGTTCGTGGAACGGAATAAAAAACTTAGCATGTAGGAGGAAACTATGACGCATAAAAGTAGGATGCAGCAAATACGATCGGGCGAACCGGTCGGCAATCTAACTCCAATAGGTAACGGTCACGCAAGGGACGAGCTAGGACGAATATTTAAACTAAAGTCCCTAGAATCGGAACAAGAAAAACAACTTCGCGGATATATGAAGCGTGATAAACGTATATTCTCATTCTCACGAATGCAGGAAATGGTCGATACGGCCTCCAAGTTATCGAATAAGCACGCAGGTTATATGCTGATGCTCTTTCCACATATCCAATATAGAACCAATATTTTAGTGAGTCTCGGTCGCAAGGAGAATCAAATACCACTAACGGATAAAGACTTAGCCGAAGTATTCGGGATAAACAAGAGGTACGTCAGCGGAATAATTACAGAATTGAAGGAAATCGGAGTAATCACGGAAACAAGAGAAGGATATTACAAGGTAAATGAGCGATACCATTTTAGAGGTAGATCGAGGGAGGATACGTACATGTTGGTGAAGACGTTCCATACTACGTTGAAAAAAATTAAAGTGAATCCGGCCGAATTGGGCGTACTATACAAATTACTTCCGTATATCCATTACGAGAGTAATCTAGTTTGTGAGAATCCATTCGAGGACGATCCTAGAAAAGTGCGTTTCTTGAATACTTCGGAAATCGCCGGAAAAGTTGGATTATCGAGGCAGAAATTAAATGATACCTTACGGAAGTTAGTTTCAGCAGGTGCTATTGCTACAATTCAACGGAAGAGTGGAATCGTACCGCAAGCAAGCGATGGGGATGGACGTGAAACGGTTGTTCTAATTAATCCTTACGTAATCACACGTAAAAGAGAGGATCACAGTGTTATTACTTTACAACTATTTAGCGATTCTTTTTAAAATGCAATTTTGTAAAACTCCATAGTTATCCAAAATAATCATAACGCAAAACACGCGAAGTGTCAAGAGGAGGAACGGAATGGATGAAAAAAGGCTAGATACGTTAATTGCGTATCTTCGAGCGTTGGCGGAGCTTAAAAAGGCCGGCCACCATGTAACGCTTGAGATCAACGATATTTTAGAGAAAATCGACGAAATACTAGAAAACTAAAATCACTAAGGAGAGATCGAGAGAATGAGAGATTTATATCGAATACTAAAAAGACTAAACAAAATTGATCGTACCATTGACGCCATGAGAAAAGGCGGTGAGCGCCGATGATTACACAACCGGAAACGCGCACTTGCCGAATATGTAACGAAGTCAAGCCATCAAATATGTTCGTAATCGACAGACGCGTTAAGGGTGGAATTACCAACCGGTGTAAGGCGTGTAAATTCAAAAGAGAAAGTAAGCCGGCTAAAGCATTCCGACGATTTTACGAAAAACAAGACAAGTATCCGATACCGGTCGAGACAGATCGACAGGAAATCGAATCTCTATTTTCGGCATGGGATCGGTGCGTTTATTGCTTCCATACTTTCGATGGTACGCCGACAGTCGACCATATTACGCCATTAAGTACGGACGGCTCGCGTCATCACATAAGTAATTTACTTCTTGCTTGTGAATCGTGCAATAAAAGTAAAAACGATAAGCCGCTACTTGTATTTTACGAGGAGACGCCTGAATTTCACGAAGTCAACCTTCAGGTAATTATCAAATATATCGCCTATTTCTCGAGGGTTACTCCGGAAGAGGTTAGGGAGGAATTGCAGGCGCAATATGATCGATATTATGAGGAACGGAGGTCAGTTGCTAATTGAGTTTCTATTCGAAGGCTGAACAAGAGAGCGTCCTTTTATACGACGCAGCCGCGGGCCATTGGCGAGTATCTTCGACTTATCCTCCGCACATACGCCAGCTAAAAGAACGCGGTCAGATAAGCAGAACGACAACCGACGATGACGGGCGGATCATCGCCGTTGAGGGCGTAATGGAGCGTAATCAAATAAGGCTATTTAAGCCGATATTGAAGGAGATTGATTAAATGGCTAGAAGAAAACGTAAAAATAAAGATATGACATGGGGAGATAAATTGCCGAAAAATAAGAATGGCATTCCGGTTGAATCAGAGAGGCCTCCGCGCATCATATATTCGAATAAATTTAAAAAATAAGGGGGAGGCGCATTGCCTAAAGTAACGATCGAACGAATGCCGGACGCCGCGATTATGAAATATAAGTATGAGGACGAGCCGTTGTTTAGCTATGAGTTTTCGCCGCGCATTACCGAACACGCTGCCCATCGAGCGATGGAGTTAGTCGTAATGAATGAACGTTATAACAGGTGGAGAAAAGCGGAAAAGAAACGAATAAAGGAACGTGATAGGAAATGAAACAGCCACAAACAAAGAAGAAAACGCAGAACAGGAACAGACGCGAGCGCAAGCCAATTAAACGAGGCTTTACCATTTCGGAAATGTTGGACGAGCAAACTAAAAAACTATTAAAAAGGGGAAATGAATAATGAGCACATGTACATTTATCGGAGAAACAACATATAAGAGGTTTAATAAAACATTTAATTCCAATGAGGATTTTGAAAAGTATAAGAGCGAGAATAGTGATGTAAGAGTATATTCTAAAAGCTATGGAACTGATGGCAAGGTATATACCATTTTAAATCAGACGAAAAAATATGTTTATAGTGGTAGTGTCGGTGAATTTATTAAAGGTGGGAAAGTTAATTTCAACGGTAATGAGTACACAATGATCGATATTGGAGTTGAAGGGCCCCGCACTAACCGCCAAATTATTTGGCTTGATTAATTAAAACGATAATGGGAACTTTAAATAAATTATAAAGGGGACAGTTATTAATGACAAACTATCAAATAAGTTTTATCAATAAGAAATATAGAAGTCCGGATGACGTGCGAGATACTAGGTCTTTTACAGCAATCCACGCAACGATAAGTAAAAAGGGTGAAGAGGAAACAATCTTTGCATCGCGTACAGTTTCATACCAAGACTTCATCGAAAATGTTCTCGATAAGGTATTCGGGGATAATCTCCGTAATAAATCGGTAGAAATAACAGAGAAAGGCTTCAAAATCGATAGTGCATTTATGCAGTACTTAAAAGATAAATATCAGACCATTGAGTTTAAATAAAGGACAAGCCCCGTTCGCACAACAATCGGGGAGTTGGAGGGGCAACGTTTAGGCACTCGCTTTTACTAGGGTGTCTTTTTAATTAAGAAAGGAAGGGATAAAATGACGAAACGATTAAACGAAAAACAACTAGCTGTTATCACGATACTGGCACAGCCTAAACGTGGTGGGTTTACGTATGGAGAAGTTGCGGAACAGGTAGGCGTAGCAAGGTCGACTCTATACGAGTGGAAGAAACAAGACGGTTTTAATAAGGCATTGAAAGCGGAGATTGTCCGTAATACGCTCGACCGTTTGCCGGAAGTGCTTGAAAGTGTGCCGGACCATATTATCAAAGACGGGAACGCAGCGATGCTTCGTACTTATCTCCAAATGCACGATCTGTTATCGGATAAACTCGAAATTGATAATAAGTCTAGCGCGGAAAGTACGAACGATATGGAAAAAATGAAGGCGGAGATTGCGCAATTCCGTTCAAAACAGGCATCCGATTAATTTCGGGTGTCTTTTTATTTATCCAAAAGATCAAAGTTAATCAAAGTCAAACATTTATGAAGGGGGAACAAAATTGAACGATTTTAATGATGTGAGAGAAATCATCAAAACACATCTCGTCAGAGGTAGTGAGTTAATGAAGAACCCATTTAACTTATCCGAGGTGAAGAAAGCCGAGGGAATCTGGGAGGAAGGTTTATCGAAATTAAAATCTCTTAAACTTTCGACGGATGATCGACGTAACTACCGATTAATAAGGAAGGCGTTTGAGGCCTCAATAAAAGCAGCTAAGGCACATCAGAAGGGTCAACATGATAAAGCGAGCATACTTACGGATGAGGCAAGCAATTACGCCCAACGATACAGTGCTGCCGTAATTGCTCGGGCGGTGAAACGCGATGGCTAACGACATACTCGTTAAGATCGGAGCTGACATCACAGATTTTTCACGCAAATTTTCTGAGGCGCAGAGAAGTCTATCGGAATTTTCGAAAAAGAACCAAGCAACCTTCGACTCGTTTAAGCAGGTCGGCGCAGGCATTACGGCTGTTGGGGCTGGTATGGCTACGGGCTTATTCGGAGCAGTTAAAACCGCAGCTAGCTTTGAGGCAGAAATGAGCAAGGTTAAAGCTATTTCGGGGGCTACTGGCGACGACCTCAAGGATTTAACCGATAAAGCCAAAGAGATGGGGGCTTCCACGAAATTCAGCGCAAGTGAATCTGCAGAAGCGTTTCAATATATGGCGATGGCCGGATGGAAGACGGGTGACATGCTAGATGGTATCGAGGGTATTATGAACCTTGCCGCTGCTTCGGGCGAAGATTTAGCCCTTACTTCCGATATTGTAACGGACGCTCTCACAGCCTTTGGAATGACAGCGAAAGATTCCGGGAGGTTTGCTGACGTACTCGCTGCAGCTTCATCAAATGCGAACACAAACGTAGCTATGCTCGGAGAATCCTTTAAATACGTTGCGCCATTGGCCGGAGCGCTCGGATATTCTGCGGAAGATACATCTCTTGCTCTCGGACTGATGGCAAACGCGGGAATAAAAGCTAGTCAAGCCGGTACTTCACTAAAAACTATGTTCGCTAATTTATCGAAACCTACCAAGGAAATGAAATCGGTTATGGATGATCTCGGCATATCCTTGACGGATAAAGAAGGCAACATGAAAACGATGGATCAAGTAATCAAGGACCTTCGATCTTCGTTCAGCAAGCTGTCCGAGACGGAACAGGCATCTGCGGCCGCAACACTATTCGGCAAAGAAGCGATGGCAGGCGCGCTTTCCATTGTAAATGCATCCGAAAAGGATTATAAAAAATTATCGGAAGCTATAGACGGCTCAAAGGGCGCTGCGAAAGCGATGGCCGAGGAGATGGAGGATAATTTACTCGGTTCAATAACGTCGCTAAAGTCAGCCTTCGAGGGATTGATGATTGGTATAGGGGACCCTCTTAAAGATGGTATAAGGAGTGTGGCAGATGGTCTTAAAAACTTGCTTACGTGGTTTAACGGATTGTCTGAATCTACTCAAAAAGTAATCTCGGTAGCAACCGCTATTACTGCGGCACTTGCTTTGGTCGCCGGTCCTCTACTATTAATTATCGGATTTATTCCGCAAATCATTGCAGGATTTCAAGCGTTAGGCGTTGTCTTTGGAGCGCTATCTGGTCCGGTAGGTTGGATAATTCTCGCCATAGTCGGAATAGGAACCGCACTAGTTACGGCATATAACAAAGTCGAATGGTTCCGAAATATGGTAGATACGGCGTGGGCAGCGATAAAGGACGCTTTCTTTACGGCTATTTCGTGGATCAAGGACAATGTAGTCATTCCGATCATGACGGAAGTATCCGCGTTTATGGGCGAAATACTCGGAAAAATAAAAGATTACTGGGATAAATACGGAGATTTAATTCTATCCACTGCGAAGTTGTATTTTGATAGTATTTGGCAATATATCAAGGCGGTCATGGGCGTTATTAAAGGAATATTCGAAATTGTGTGGCCGATTATCTCTAATTTCGTAAAAGTTGCATGGAATTTAATAAAATTATATGTCCGAACAGGAATTGACCTTGTGATGGGCATTATTGATACCGTCATGGCGTTGATACAAGGAGACTGGGAAGGCGCATGGACGGCGATAAAAGATACGGCATCAAAAATAATGGACAATATTATCCAGTATTTCAAGGATATCGACCTTCGTGAAATTGGTGCGAACATACTTGCCGGCTTAATAAAAGGCTTCGAGTCGATGAAGGACTCCGTTATCTCTTCCGCCAAGAGGATCGGTCAAAACATCAAGGACGCATTTACCGGATTCTTTGATATGCATTCTCCTTCTCGTCTTATGGCTTCAATCTCAAAGCACATTCCGGGCGGAGCGATCAAAGGCATGGATTCGATGTCCGGCAAACTGAGGTCTGCGGCTAATCGGATGAGCGAGGCGATGATGCCTGAACAGAGACAAATCTCGATGGCGTACGCAACACCGAGCGGCACATATTCTTCATTGGCCGGCGCGGTTGATGGGTCTATAGATGTCAGTTCTTCGGAAAATAATCGTTTGCTTGCAGGCATTTACGAGGAGTTACGCAAGCAGAAAGATATGATTATTACTTTAAACGATCGTGAGTTCGGGCGTGCGGTCAGCGAAACTGTGACGGAACAAAGATCAGGTTCAATTCGAAGCGGAGGACGTAGAAGAATATAAAAAATGGCGAGCTGCCCAGATCGAAGAATCCAAAGTGCGCGCGGCTCAAGCTACGATTAAAGTCTCCGATAATGACAAGCTAGTCGCGGAGCAATTCAAGAATCGCGCGAGCCTTAAACTGGCTGCAGCCGTCGAGAAAGGCGATGCCCTAACGGAGATTAAGAACGAAATAAGCCTGCTTACAGACGGACAGCGAGTAGCTTTACAGGGCGAAATTGCGGGCCTAATCGGAGGAATCGAAGGCAATGCAACGCATAAGCAAGCGATCATCAGCGCTGTACAGGATATTCGAAATAGCGATTTGCTCGCGGCTAAAGTTGCGGAACAGTTGCCGCGTAGCGTTTTAGAGTCGCAACGTATCGACGATATTGCTAAGTGGGCGGTAAGCGAGCCTGGCGCAATGCGTGACGGAGGAATTGACCGCGAGTTTTACGAGGAACATTTGAAAGGTAAAGGAGCGTTTATCCCTCGATGATGGCAAGCTGACGGCCGGAGAGGACAAGGCGCGTAACCGTGCGCAATGCAAACTACGAGTTCGAGCAGACGGGGCGGTCCGGCACGCTGTCCCCGTCAATATACTAAGGAGGATTATAGCATGATAACGATAGATTTTAGGATATACTCACGGGCTACCAAGGGCGGAGGAGCCTTTATAAAATCGAGTACGGTTCAGTCGAAAAGCACTAAGTCGGGCGGAGGAGTCGTTAAATCTTCGGGAGCTGGCGGAGGTACAACCGTGACAAGTAGCGCGGGAGGCGGTACGAGCACATCGACAGCCGCAGGCGGAGGCAGTACGCAGACATCGAGCGCGGGCGGAGGTACTTCGACTACTAGCGGATTTAGTGCGCCGGGCTTTTATAAGTTGTCGTCCGTTCCGTATAATGTCGGAGGCTTGCCGGAATACAAAGACCATCAGCACGCGATTGAGATTACGAACCAGTTAAATCATAGTCATACGGTATCAATCGGCAGTCATACCCATACTACCCAAGTACCTTCACATACCCATAGTTTTACGGTTAAAGACCACAGCCACTCTATCTCATTGAATCCGCACGTTCATGAAATTTCCCTTGACCCACATGCCCACGATTTCGAGGTTACTATCCCCGAAATAAATATCCCGGAACATGTTCATGAGGTAGAACACGGAATCTTTAAACTTGATCGTACGCCCACTAAGGTAACAATAAAGGTCGATGGTAATACCGTTCCTCACACAGCGCCTAGCGGAGATTCTATCGACTTAATTCCCTACCTCGAATTAGATTCAGAGAAACGAGTCAAACGCGGCTGGCATACGGTCGAAATCACTCCAAACGACCTCGGCCGTATTAATGCGCAACTTATGACGCAATTCTTTATGCAAAGTCGAGGAGGTGTAGATGTCTGATGTCGATGATCAATGCGTTTATTACAGAGCGTTTTATTGTTATGACTGGCGATTATAGGCGGGTTCATATCGAGGATAACAGCGAATACTTTGACGACGCCCGGAAACTATTCCGAATAAATGACAGCGTGCTGATCGGATATACGGGCGATTATGCTATCTCGCTAAAGCTGCAAGCCTACCTCGATAAGAAGGACTTAAAGACGGACAGCCCCGCCGAAATAGCCCGCATATGTCGCCGCTGGCTTAATCGGAGAGCTAAGGAGGACACGCAGCAGCGCATACTAATCGGAGGGCTAGACGCCAAAGGAAAGCCGGCAATTATCGAGCTAACGCATGATAACGACTATGAGCCGACAGTAATCAACGTAGAGGCCGGCCGCATTGACTGGCGCCTCATCTATGCGAATGTAGACCCAACGCCTTTCATCGAAGAAGAACTCGGCAATCTCGAAGAAACAAGCCCGGACAGTTTGAAGGAGCTTGCGAGGAAAGTAAATGAGCGAGTAGCAGGCGAGGATAGCTTCATCAGTCCGGCTTGCGATGTCGGCGTCCTTATATGTCGCTAG